GTTTCGACGCGATCCCACCGCCGACCGCTACTTTGTTTGAAATCCCAACTGGATTGACGAATGATTTAGTAGGAGTTATCAAAAACAGTTCAGCGTATCAGGTCTTCAAACAACAAGTATTCAATCAAGACGCAATCTTGATGGGTCCACTTCTATACAACTTCTACTTAACAGAATTGTTTTTCTCAGACATAGCTGGTTCTTTCAGAGGAACGAAGCGCGCAATCATAAACTTTATGAATATGACGGATGCTTCGACCCGTCCACCACTGCCTGACGGATTGAATGACGAGTATTCTAATACTTTGGCTAACAACGGCGAGCAAGACATGGATTCTATGGCGCGTGAAATATTCTTGAAATTCTTGAAGGAAACCCCAATTCAAATTCTCAAGGGCTTGGTTGAGCTTATCGATCCGCACATTGCAATCTCAAAGATTGTTAAGGACGTAACAGCCGGTGCCTTCGTAAAGGTCTCTCAAGCGATTACGACGTCTATCAACACCCTTCCAGACGATTCTCCACTGAGGGCAGCAAATATCAATGGAGACGATATGTTGTCATTGTTATTCTGTTTATACACAGTTGGCAATAATGCTGGTAGTGAAGTACTTAATACCACAGTAAGTGTGAACGATCCTGTGACTGGAAGCCCAGCAGGACAAGACACTCCTCTATTTGGTCCAAGAATTAGTCTTGATGGCGTTGACTTCAAGGGCTCAATTGCCGGCATGTTTATGGCACCACCGTCGCCTCTGGGTATTTTGTATTTGTTGATTGAATTGCTTAAGATCAAGATCGATGAGGGTCTTTCTGATGACAATGTTGACGCAACTGCGCCACCACCCTCTGAGGAGTGCTAAAATAAATAAATCAACTATTTAAGAAGGAGGATCGCACATGGCTTCTGGATTGGCGCCCAAATTACCGCTAGCTTTTGATAATGTCTTTGGTCCATATGGGCTGATTACAGATTTTAGTTCTCTCGCAAAGCAAAATTTAAAAATGCTTATTTTGACAAATCCTGGCGAGAGGATAATGGATACCGACTTTGGAGTCGGCTTGAAGAAATATCTGTTTGAACAGAACACTGCGTCGACTTACTCTGAGATTGACAGTAATATCAGACAACAGGTGCAGAGATATTTGCCTTACATCGGCATTGATAGGATAGACTTTACCGTCCCGGAGAATAACCCGGATCTTTTTCCTAATAATTTGTCAGTTTCTATATTGTTTACAATATTGCCGCTTCAAACCAATGCGATTCTAAATGTAGAAGTTAATAATAACACTAACTAATTATAAAAGGTGCAGAAGTAGATGTCCAAAAAGAACGTTGCAATCAATTATACAAGTAGAGATTTTGAATCTATCCGTCGTGATTTAGAGGAATTTGCCAAAAGATACTATCCGAACACTTATAAAGACTTTAATAGAGCTTCATTTGGATCATTAATGCTCGATTCTGTCTCGTATGTCGGAGACATTTTATCATTCTATCTTGATTATCAGATGAATGAGACTTTCTTGGATAGCGCTGTTGAATATAACAATGTTGTAAAGCTAGCTAGACAGTTAGGGTATAAACTTCAGACAAGTCCATCGTCATACGGGAAAATGACATTTTTTATTGAAGTCCCCGCCGACAGCATCGGCTTGGGACCTGACCCGACACTTATCCCTGTTTTGCAAGCTGGATCCACATTTACATCAACTGGTGGTGGATTCTACACTCTTTTGGAAGACGTTGACTTTAACAAAGAAGGCAATCAGGTAGTTGTTGGTTCTGCTGATTCTACAACAGGAGCACCGCTGACATATGTAATTAGAGCGATAGGGACCGCTGTTTCAGGTAGGTCCGGAACTGAAAGTTTTACAATCGGAAGCTTTGAGAGATTTAGAAGAGTTCCTTTAGGGATATCAAATGTGTCCAACATTATTAGTGTGACAGATTCTGAAGGTAACGAATATTTTGAGGTCGACCATCTTTCACAGAACGTTATTTACAAAGCAATAAGAAACACCACTACAACACGTTCAACAGTGCCTAATTTGCTGAAGGCCACACCAGTAGCCAGAAGATTTACTGTTGAGACGGTTGATAATCAAACATTTATACAGTTTGGATATGGGTCAGACAGCAATGAACTTACTAACCCGGTTGTCGACCCAACAGAGGTTGTGTTGGATCTAAATGGTAGGACCTATACTACAGATGCCGACTTTGATCCTACTAAACTTATTGACACAGATAAATTTGGGATTGGACCATCGAACACTACACTGACAGTTCAGTATCGCTTTAATACAACATCGGACGTTAACGCTGCCGTTGATACAATTACGGGTATAGCATCGAGCAACTTTAAGTTTGGTAATCAAGGAGCATTATCCTTGGCCAACAGGAACTCAGTCATTAACTCTTTAGAGGTGACAAATGAAGAGCAATTTGTTGGTAGTGTATCGCTACCCTCATCTGAAGAAATACGACAAAGAGCATTTAGTTATTTTGCAACACAGAATAGAGCGGTCACAGCACAAGATTATCAAGCTATTTGCTACGGAATGCCAGCAAAGTTTGGAATGATTAAGAGAGTTGCCATTCTAAAAGACCCAGATGAATTCAAAAGAAATGTCAACATTTACGTAATGTCGGAGAATAGCGCTGGAAAGCTGGTTACTGCCAACACAACGCTTAAAAATAATTTAAAAAATTGGATTGCCCAATATAAAATGATATCTGATACGGTTGATATTTTAGATGCTGAAATCGTTAATTTTGATATTAGTTATGAAATACTAATTGATATTAATGCGAATCGTTTTGACGTTATCAGTACTTGCAACCAAAGACTGGCGAATAAGTTCGCCATGAAGCAGGATATCGGAGAGCCGATAAGAATCACGGATGTTTATAAGGAGCTACAAAAAATAAATGGTGTTGTGGATGTCACGTCTGTTGATGTTGGGCTGAAGTCGGGTGGAATATATTCTGAATCCAACTACGATTTTGATGCATCCCTGTCATCAGACGGTAGAATGATTGAAGCGCAACCAAATGTTATATTTGAACTGAAGTATCCAAATATCGACATTAAGGGGTCTATTAGGTAATGGCTATTCTCAGATATACAGCTAGCGCTGATAACACTATAACAAACGCTTACGAAGCTAATCTTTTTACAAGAGGGACCGGCTCAAATATGGGCTATGCCGATTCGCTTGAGGTGTTTTCCATATACGGACAAGAGTCGGGTTCAAATGGGCAATCTCAGGAGCTTTCCAGAATTTTAATTCAATTTCCAGTGTCTTCTATTTCAGCAGACAGAACCGCTGGTACAATCCCGGCATCTGGTTCAGTATCTTTTTACTTAAAAATGTTTAATGCTGAGCATCCGTTTACGTTACCGCAAGATTTTAATTTAATTGTGGCGCCCATATCACAATCATGGAATGAGGGCACCGGACTTGATATGGATGAATATCAAGATCTTGGTTTTTCGAATTGGCTTTCTGCTTCATCTACAACCGGCTGGACAGCTGTCGGTGGAGATTACCTGCCCCAGGATAACTACAATATTAGATTTCCGGAAGGGTATGAAGACTTAGAAGTAGACGTATCAGAAGTTGTAGAAAATTGGATCAAGGGGTTATCCGGGGGCGAATACAACAATTACGGCTTTGGTATTCGCCTCACAGCCAGTCAAGAAGCGTATTTTTCTTCGTCAGTAGGTAATGGCGCCACTGGGGTCGGGGCAAACTCTGGCTCTGTAATTCAAAACACAGTTGGCGCCACTCAATCGTATTACACAAAGAAGTTTTTCGCACGTTCTACGGAATTCTTTTTCAAGCGTCCCGTTATTGAAGCTCGCTGGGACTCGCGTACAATGGACGATAGGGAGAATTTTTTCTTCTCCTCCTCGCGTGCAACACCGGCAGACAACCTTAATACTTTGCAGCTTTATAATTACGGCCGCCGAGGTCTTAACAATATTCCAGACGTTGGAACTGACAGTATACTAGTTTCATTCTACTCTAGCTCCTTTGGAGAGCCCAGCGGTTCTAAGCTATCTCTTCAGGGAGGCGGTAGCGTCGTCGCTACGGGCGATATAAACGCTACCGGGAGCTACGTGAGTACAGGCATCTATTCTTGTGAGATAGCTCTTACAGCAGCTGCTACGCCCTTACAGGAGATACATGATGTGTGGCACTCAGGTGGCGTAGAATATTTCACTGGTTCATTCTTTCCTGAGCTAATGCCGACTTATGACAGTGCCCCAACGTTTAACAGAATTACATCTTGCAAAAATCTTAAAAAGGTGTACTCGACACAAGATACGGCAAGATTTAGATTCTTTGTTCGTGATAGAAACTGGTCGCCTACACTTTATACGGTCGCGACCACAAACAATCCAACCGATATTATAGAGAGTGCGTCATTCGGAATTTATCGCGTAACAGATAACTTGGCCGCGATTCCATATGGAACCGGGTCAGAGTTTAGCACTTACTTGTCATATGATAAGGAAGGAAACTTTTTTGATTTGGATATGTCGTTGTTAGAGGCAGACTATATGTACGAAATAAGGTTGTCATACTACAACGACAGTATTGGTGATTGGCAAGAACAACCTCAGACGTTTAAATTTAGAGTTGAATGATAATTAAAGTATGAGTTTCAAAACCTTATTTGATAAAGCTTCAAAAGTTAACTCTCTCTCAAACAAATCCGCAAAGGATATTGGTGGAGAAGTTGAATCAGTTGGATACCACAAAGAAGATATTATTCATGAAAAACGATACATTCCAAATGTAGATTTTTCAGATCCAGCTAACTTTGCTAGGTATGGATCAGCGGAAGAATATTATGTTCAGTCAGTAGACAGAGTTAGTGAAACTTATCCTTATGATGGTTCTCTGAAAGAGAGGTTGGAGTGGGAGAACGAATCAACCTATATTGACCTGCATATTCTGGACAATCTCTACCCTAGAACAAACGGATATGCAATATTTTCAGCAGACGGCTGGGGATCTACAACAATAACAGAAACTTATGGTCTGCCGGCAGAATTAGAGTATGTTTATTTCGAAGGAGGTCCGCACCCTAATCCGAACGGGATGAGCCCGTTTTCGACTACTTTCACGGGCTCAAATTATTACGATACGGACACAAATAGGGAGAGCAACCTTAAGTATGATCTACAAGGACATGGTGTAACGGTTGAATTTTGGCTTAATAAGAGCGAGTTTTTAACTAGCCTCACAGAAAAAGAGATAATTTTTGACCTTTGGAACGGAGAAACGTACAATACTCCCACTCATGGTCGCTTAACGATCGAACTCACCGGTGCTACTGACGGGCAAAATCCATTTTTAATTACGGCGTTGTCGGGCACAACTGGTATCATACGCCAAACGTTAACAAACGACACCTCTTTCACAACAGCATCAGTCGCAGACGGATTGTGGCATCATTACGCCGTTAGTCTCGTGTCAGCTTCAGCTGGGATTGAAACAAGATTCTACATAGATGGATCCTTAAGAAGTACGATAACTCAAGGATCCGTTGGAATAAACGAAGTCACTGGCGCATTGCGAGCAAACCTAGCTGCAGCAATTACAAGCCCTGCAGCCACGTCTGCCCCGGCATACTCGGGTAAATTGTCTGGGTCGCTAGATGAGTTTAGATATTGGAAGACTCAAAGAAGCTCAAAAGATGTAGGTAGGTATTTCATTAGTCAGGTTGGCGGCGGCACCAACTCTGATCCTGAGCCATTTACGGATACTCAGGAAGACGTAAACACAAAACTCGGTGTTTATTACAAGTTTAATGAAGGTATTACCGGGATAGCTGCAATAGATAGTGTGGTTTTGGATTATGCCGGTCGAGTCACAAACGGTGCTTGGACTGGATACGGAACAAACTCAAGAAACACGGGTTCTGCTATAGTTCTTTCCAACGCGGCAACAAAAGAATTTTTAGATCCAATTATTAGATCCAACCATCCTGATGTCGTTGCTCTTAGGGCGAATTTAGCTAACTCTGGATCATCATACGATGTTAACAACAATGCTTCTATATACAACTCAATCCCTGCTTGGATTACAGAAGAAGATTCAGAGGGTCAAAAGCAAACAAAGTACTTAACACAAATTATTTCTAGCTATTTTGACACTCTCCATATTCAAGCCTCAGAACTAAACAACTTAAAAAATGTTGAATATATAAGTGGAAGTGACAAACCGTTTCCCTATTCTTATAAAAAACTGAACGCACATGGTTTTGTATCCCCGGAAATTTTTCTTGATGCCGACGTCTTAGAGAAATTAGCCGACAGAAGCGAAGATAGAATTTACGATAAGTCTTTGAATGATATAAAAAATATCATTTACCAAAACATTTATAATAACTTAACGTATATCTACAAAACAAAGGGTACAGAAAAGTCTTTTAGAAACCTTATTCGTTCGTTCGGTATTGATGATGAGTTAATCAAATTGAACATGTATGCTCAGAATACTGAGTATGAGTTCCGGGAAAATAGAAGGAATATTCTTGTTAACGATAAGCTTGTTAATTTTAATAATAACACTAATAAGTCCGCAGTTGTATATTCATTTTCGTCATCTGTAAACCCGGACTCAACTGGTGTCATAGCAGCTGCAACCGAGCTAACCGGCGGTTACGCGGTTACGCTAGAGGCTGATGTTACATTTCCAACAAAACCACAACCCTCTGCCGATGCGGGCTATTTCTTCACAAATGCCATAACTTCATCTATTTTTGGTGTACACAGTGCGCTTGCTGACCAGACCAATACAACTTGGGATAGTTCAGATGCGGTCAACTTCCAAGTCCTTTCAATTCGTGACGAATTGAACTCTAATAATGCTCGGTTCATGTTGACTGGAACCGCAGGAGGGTATGTACCGCAACTAACCTCATCGCTTTACGAGGATTTGTATACAGACTCTACTTGGAATTTGTCGGTTAGGGTAAAGCCCGAAAGATTTCCTCTAGCCAATTTTGTTGATGGTGCCGACACTGGAAACTATACAGTTGTGCTTGGGGGAGTAGAGGTCAGGTCAGGCGAAATAGTTAACACTTTCTCGGTTTCGGGGACAATTAGTTCTCCACCAGATTCTTTTATAAGTGGCTCTAGAAGAGTATTTTTGGGAGCACATCGAACAAATGTCACTGGGGCGCTTCTGCAAACATCAGACGTTAAGATTAACTCTTGCCGCTTTTGGTTAGATTACGTAGAAGACAAAGCCTTGCAAGAACATGCCCTTGATACTGAAAATCATGGCGCGTTACGACCAAGCTTGTACGCTTTCCCATGGGAAACTAGCGCATCATACGGCGAAGTTTCAAAGTTAGATACACTAGCGTTCAATTGGGAGTTTAGTCAAAATACAGGATCCAATGCATCGGGTGAATTCACGGTAGAAGATGAATCCTCGGGCTCTGCGACCCTTGC